GCGCTCTGGAAACCCGCGTTTCACAAAATCAATCTTGCATTTAATGAAATTGCGGGGAAATGAACAGTATATTAATTTATCATCATATACCAGAATGTTGCGTTTGGTGCACTCTACCTCTGAGGGGCCCTCGCCAATGGCGCGGTTCTCAGACTCCACTTGTCTCCTATCTAAACGGGAATTAGTAAGGGCGGTGCCCAGTGTGGCCTGGTCACTATAATTTATCGAGGATAGACTTGCCGGTCTATGGGCGGTGTGGCCTACCACATTTGTTTTTCCGTTCATACTTTGGGTTTACCCAAAAATTTTGAATTGCATATATCGCACCGTACACTACTCCTTAATCGGTGGGGTGGTTTTGGTTCCTAAAAGAAAACAACCCATAAAGAAAAATGTTAATCACCTAGTTTGCACTCTACGCCACATAAAGTAACACGTTCAGATCATAACCACTGAGCTGGTTGAGAACCAGCAATGGTGGGGGTCATATCATGACAGCCCCACGCCATTTTACTGAAAATGGCCAAAAAGTTCCATAGACACCCGCCAGGTCACCACGGCTGTCTATGGAACGGGATCAGAATCCCCATACGCGCTTTTAGTCAGAAAAAGCGATAAGATCTGCAGCGGGCAGGAACAACGAGAAATTCCCGTACCGTGTTGGATGTGCACTAGTACATCGCTCTGTACGCCATCGCACTCGCATGCCTCAGATCCTTAAAAGCGTCCCGACCAGTTGCCCTAGCATAGGCTGTCGGAGCATCTTCAAAGAGGATCTTACGCATGCGAGATGTGGATCGCAGAATAGAGTCCATACCAACGCTACCGGAAGCGTTGGCTGGAGGATGAGAAGGGATAGCTACAATCGTCGTAGCGGACGAAATCGCAGGTACTCCTTCCAAGTGTATGACATACTCTATATTGCACACAGGTGCAGCATCGATGGGTAACCCATCAAAATAGAGGTAAATGTCATCCCAACCGGCACTATTGTCTGGATGATACGAATATGTTAATAATGTACCAACAACAATGTCCTCTCCCTCGTGGGAGGTGCCACTGATTATGGTAGGGTCGGTAGCGTTACCAGAAAGGCGATTAAACTTAAAAGCCTCATATGAATTCGGAGAATTCACAACGGTAACATTACGACCAATCATCTCAATATCGGAGAACTCTTGGCTCTCAGGTAATTCCAGGATAAAAGGGGAATTCAAAACAGGGTTTGGGGGGACGGGGCTTATCGGCGAGTACGCCGATGTCTGATTAGCCCAACTATAGACGTGCGAATTAAGCGCACCCCACGCCGGGTCCGGCGCGGATCGTGGAGCTCGAGCAACAATCATACGTCCGGTGGTCCGCTGTTGCGGAATCATCAAACGAATCTTGATACCCATTGCCACCACTCTATAATTGGACATCACGGATCCCAACGCAGCGGGGGTTGTTACTCCCCACATATACGCATTGGAAGCCATGGTGGTGAAACCAGACGCCGATGAAGTTGACACGCCTCCCGACCAAGACTGTACATCGATTATGCTACAAAAAGGGTTCGGCTTAATAAGGTAAGCGGCAGTTGTGGTGCCCGAAGGGGCGACAACTTTGAACTCTCCGTGCAATCGATACGCGTCTGTGTAAGGGGAATACGGGTCAGGGAGTTTAGCGCCAAAAGCTGGGGTGCTAAACGGTGATGAAAGTAGCTCAAGATACTTTGACGCACTTCCGGTGGCATTTCGGCCAATCTTTGGTGCGCTGCTCTTTTTCTTGGGCTTCGGTTGTTGCACAATCTTGACTTTCGTCAAAATGCGCGTGGATTTTTTGGTTTTGTTTTGTTTCGGTTTTCCATTGTTAGTATATTTCATGTTGACCCCAGGATGATACTACATCCTGGGCATGGAGGAAGGGAATACGTCGTTAACCCAATTTTGTATTGCGCCTCTGGCACTAAAGCCGTCGCAGGGAAACTGTTGCCATCTAAGGCGTATGGTAGTTTCTCCATTATACCAATCTGTGAAAAGGCCTACAGTGACGAACTGTGGTAACCGCGATTCACTCCACGTTATGTGCTTCATTCGTGGGACGCCTGCATTTTTACTTCCTAATGCCAGCGGGCGGGGT